CCCGACATCAACAACTTTCCCTTGGCTCAAGACACGGCAGTATTTGACAATGCCGGGGCAATTACTCAGATTACAGTTAATGCCGCTTGGAACATTGGCAGTGTTGATATGTCAGGACGCACTACTGCGATGACATGGAACGGATCAACATCCACCTATTACCACGGAGATTGGAAATTTGGAACTGGTGTAACACACGCAAATAACGCACAAGGACAATTCTTTTCAAGCCGTAGTACGCTGACAATTACAAGCAACGGAGTGACATTTAATACTCCTGTTCTTATAGACGCTTTTTCCGGCACAGTTCAACTCGCCGATGCGCTAACACTTGGTTCTACAAGAACGCTGACCCTTACTAGCGGCACGTTTGATGCGGTGACTTACAACGTGACGACGGGGCTGTTTAACGTCACAACTCCAACAAACACAACCCTAAAAATGGGTTCTGGAACCTGGACTCTTTCTGGTACTGGTTCAGTTTGGATGGCTACAAACGATGTAGGCGCGTTTTTTAAAGGCACTGCAAACATTGTTCTGAGTGATACATCAACGTCGGCAAGAACATTCACAGGCAACAGTAGGTCATACAACAAGCTGACCATTGGCGGCACGACCGGAACTTCAACCACAACCATCACTGGTAACAACCGCTTCACCGAACTCGCCTCCACCAAGACTGTAGCCCACACCATTGATCTTGGCGCAACGCAACAATTTTTTGGCGCTTGGACAGTTACAGGAACAGCGGGTAATGTGGTGACGTTGACAGGGACGGGGACAGGCCATTCGATTGTTGGTGCTTGCACTTCTGGCATTGATTATCTAGCCATGGGTTCAATTGGTTTTAGTTCAGGTTCTCGTGGTGAGTTCTACGCCGGAGTCAACAGTACAGGAACAGCAGGAGCGCCCGTATACCGCACAGCTAAACCTGCGGACAGCACACGTTACTGGGTGGGCGGCACAGGAAACTGGTCTGACACGGCTCGGTGGTCTACATCTTCAGGTGGCAGCTCTGGGGCTTCTGTGCCACGAAGCCATGATGATGTGGTGTTTGACAGCGCATCAAACGCTACAGCTTACACAGCCACGGTAAACGCTGTCACGGGCGGCATCAGAACAAAATCACTGACCATCGCCGGCCCTTTGACGGGAAACCTGACGTTGGCCGGGTCGGAATTAATTGCGGGAGTGCACGGCAATGTAACTTTTCCTGCTACTGGATTGACTCGCACTTACACAGGAGCAATTGTACTTTCTGGGTCATCAACTGGCAGGACATTTACAACAAATGGAGTGACATTAGCCGGCGAACTTCTTGTCGATGGTGTTGGTTGCGAGTGGACGCTTGGGAGTGCATTAAATAACGGAACCTCAGCCATTACAGTAACCACTGGAAATTTGTTGTTGAGCACTTACAACCTTACAGCCGGATCGTTGACTTCTAACAATTCAAACTCTAGAACGATTGATCTTGGTAGCAGTACGGTGACAGTGACAACGAACGTTACTTTCACTACAAGCACGAACCTAACTTTTAATGCCGGAACATCAACAATTATTGCCACTGCTAACGCTGTCAGTATTAACGGCGGCAGTGGAGTTACTTTTTACAATTACACACGGAGTAATACCGTTCAAAGTGGCCCACTAACAATCAATGGAAATAATGTATTTAACGATTTGACCATTGCCGCGCCTGCTTCTGTAGAAGTGGGCGGAGTGGTGTTTGGAGCAAACCAAACTATCAACGGCACGCTGACATTCTCGGCTTCTTCAAACGCCACAATTAGAAGGTTCGTGCGCTCTGACACGATTGGCACCACCCGCACACTGACCTGCGCGGCCATTGCCGCACTGACCGACATTGACTTCCGCGACATCACCATCGCAGGCGCAGCGGCTCCGGCGTCGGGTACTCGGTTGGGTGACTGCAAGGGCAATAGTGGGATTACGTTCCCTGCTGCTAAAACGGTTTACTGGAACCTTGCGGGTAATCAGAACTGGGCGGCTACCGCATGGGCTACGAGTTTGGGCGGCACTCCCGCAGCCAACAACTTCCCACTGGCGCAAGACACGGCAGTGTTTGGGTCTGCAAGCCCTGCATCGGGAGCGACAACGACAATTGATTTCAACTGGAACATCGGCACGATTGATATGTCGGCGCGTACAGCCAACACGATGACGTTGGCGACGAGTTCGAATACACCGTCGATCTACGGCAACTGGATCAACGGCACTGGCACAACGCTGACGGGCACGGGCACGATGACCTTTGCAGGTCGCGGCAGTCAGACGATCACGAGTGCGGGTAGGACGTTTACGCAGCCATTTTCGTTGTCTAGCCCCGGAGGAACGCTAACACTTGCAGATGCTTTTACAAATTCTGCTACTGGGACAGCATTGTCTTGGGGGTCTGGAACCTTTGACATGGCCGGATACAACGCAACGTTCAGTGGGCCAATTAGCATAAGCGGGGCATTGTCAAAAACACTTAGTGTTGGCTCTGGCACGCTCACTCAAAGTGCAGCATCTAGTGCTTTTGTAATGGGAGCAACAGGCAATTCATTTACTGTCACAGGCACAGGCACGATCAGCCTGACAAGCGCATCTGCAAAGACATTCAACGGTGGTGGGGTCGCTTATACCAACATTACCTTAAATCAAGGCGGCGCGGGCGCACTGACCATCTCTGGCAACAACACGTTCAAAGACATCACCAACACCTACAAAGGAACGGGTGCTGCCAACATCAACATTGGCACCACGACTCAGCGGGTCAGCCAATGGACGGGCGCGGGTGAAGCAGGACGGTTGCTGACGGTTCAAGGCACTTCGGCATCTTCACCGGGCACGCTGATCCTGACCAGTGCGGTAAAGCCAAATGTAGATTATCTGACAATTACCGGGGTTCGGGCATACGATTTGACCGATACTTGGTATGCGGGGGCTAATTCTACCAATAATGGCTCGCTAGGATGGCTTTTCCAGGCTGCTCCGACGCCTGTGGTGACAAATACTGGAACTTTTTTCTTCTTTTTTAGGTAAAAATACTTTACAAAATGCAAATTTTGTGGTATAATATGAGGGTAAAACGGACTCCAGAAAGGAACAATCCATGAACCCTGAATTACAAAAGTATTACGAAGACCAGTTTTCGCTCTTCATCCAACCTGGGTGGACTGACTTGATAGAGGATTTACAGCGCATTAAAGACAGCATCAACGACTTATCTCTGGTAACGGACACACAAGACCTTTATTTCCGGAAAGGCCAGTTGGATATTCTTGATCTGCTCTTGCGCCGTAAGCATTCCTGCGAGGAAGTCTTTAAGCAGTTGGAGGAAGAAGAATGAAACGAATGTTTGAATTTGTATGTGAAGATGGGCATACGTTTGAGAAACTGGTTGACGATGATATTCGTAGTGTGAAGTGCATTTACTGTGACACTAACGCTACGCGTGTAGTTTCTGCCCCTCGCGTGAACCTAGAAGGCATTACCGGGTCTTTTCCCGGTGCTTACAGCCGATGGGAGCGTGTGAGGGCGGAGAAACAACAACAAGAACGCAAGAAGGCCGCCTCTAACGGCGAATAACCTGATTGCATTAGATTATCCTAGAACCCGTATGGGCAGGAAAGGTTAGGTATGGCTCTTATTGAAAATGAAGAACTGTCTCAGAAAAGTGAATTAGACGCAGTTGAAGAACAACAGCAGGCTCAAGCAGCCGCTGCACCAGAAGCTCCCAAGATTCCCGATAAATACAAGGGCAAGAGTCTTGAGGATATTGTGAGTATGCACCAAGAGGCTGAAAAGCTAATTGGTCGTCAGGCACAGGAAGTTGGTGAAGTTCGACGACTGGCTGATGAGCTACTGAAGCAACAACTCTCTCAGAAGAAAGAGAAACCACCAGAAGTAGAAAACGAATTAGACTTTTTTGAAGACCCCAAGACAGCGGTTCAAAACGCTGTAGCAAATCATCCTGATGTCTTAGCTGCAAAGCAGGCTACCATGCAAATGCGTCAATTACAGACGCAAGCTGCTTTAGCCAAGAAACATCCTGACTTTGCTAATGTGGTTCAAGACCCTGAGTTTGCAGCGTGGGTGAAAGCCTCTCCGATGCGCGTTAACATGTATGCACTGGCAGATGCCCAGTACGACTTTAATGCTGCTGACGAGCTGATTTCTACCTTCAAGGCAATCAAAGGTACACGAACCAATGAAACAGTTACTGCTGCAAAAGAAGTACGGCAAACCGAAATGAAAGCCGCTGCTGTCGATGTTGGTGGAACTGGGGAGTCTTCTAAGAAAGTTTATCGCCGTGCCGACCTTATCCGGCTACGCATGACAGACCCTGCGCGATATGAAGCCTTACAACCTGAAATCATGGCTGCATACGCTGAAGGCAGGGTAAAATAATCAACTTTGTTTTAGGAGAATACAATGCCTTTAGGTACTAATAACGTTACCGTTACCACCGCTGCTACCTTCATTCCGGAGGTATGGAGTGATGAAATCGTTGCTGCTTACAAGAAGAACCTTGTTGCAGCTAACCTCATCAAGAAGATGAGCTTCAAGGGCAAGAAGGGTGACACCGTTCACATTCCCGCCCCCACCCGTGGTGATGCCTCTGCTAAGGCCGCTGGCAGCCAAGTGACCCTGATCGCTGCTACCGAGAGCGAGAAGACCGTTGCTATCGACCAACACTGGGAATACTCGCGTCTGATCGAAGACATCGTGGAAGCCCAGGCTCTGTCGTCGCTGCGTCAGTTCTACACGGACGACGCTGGCTACGCTCTGGCTCGTAAGGTTGACAGCAGCCTGATCCAACTTGGCCGCAAGGTTCAAGGCGGTGGCGGCACGTCTGCTTACAGCGGTGCTTTCTCTGGTGCTGATGGCACGACGGCTTATGTTGCTGCCACGAACACGGGTTCTGGCGCTCTGACCGACGCCGCTATCCGTCGCTCGATTCAGCGTCTGGATGACCAGGATGTGCCGATGGACGGTCGTTTCCTGATCGTTCCCCCGTCTACCCGTAACACCCTGATGGGTATCAACCGCTTCACGGAGCAGGCTTTCGTGGGTGAGGCTGGCAATGCCAACACCATCCGTAATGGCGAAATCGGCAACGTGTACGGCATCCCCGTGTTTGTGTCCACCAACGCTGATACGACCTCTGGCTCTACGGCCACCCGTATCTGCCTGATGGCTCACAAGGACTTCTCGGTGCTGGTTGAGCAGATGGGTGTTCGTACCCAGACCCAGTACAAGCAAGAGTACCTCGGTACGCTGTTCACGGCTGACGTTCTGTTCGGCTGCGACGAACTGCGCGACGGCGCTGCTGTTGCTCTGGCTGTTCCGGCCTAAGTAAACAACTAGGGAGGACTCCTACGGGGGTCTTCCCTTTTTGTCATTGGAGAATTGAATGAAATT